AATCTTCTTGGATTTTACCTGACTTCTGGTTCTGGTAGAAGACTTGCAGGGAATTTGTCTAATGCCACATATGATTATGCAACTGAAGAAGAAGTTGCAAAATTTCGGAAAGATAAGTTCATTATCGAAACCAGATCTTCTTATGATGAACTTTACATTATCAATATCAAAGGTCTTGAGATTGATGAAATAAATCATGTCGGAGAAGTCAAGGCAGGATCTTCTAAAGCAGAGATTCGGAAAGCTTTGAAAAAGAACACTAGAGGTAAATTACAGAATCGTGTTCTTCTTAACGCATTTATTGAAAAAGTTGCGTAAAAAACTTGACATTTGGCTCTAGTTTTGGTATAATATAATTATGGAAGTGAAAAAGGATTTACTTTTTTCACGTTGTGAACCTCCTAATGGAGATTATTTGTTATGAATATGAATGAAAGACAATCGAAATCGGTTGATGCATTTCAGTCTTTTCTTGGTAATTCGGAATATTTTACTAGAAAAGATATTTTGAGATTTACCGATGAGACTAAAACTCATAAAAAACTTGGTGTAATTCGCCCGTGGTTTTTATGTGATATGGCCGACAAAGTTGGCAGAGGCGAATGGAGATTCCCATCTTTAAATGGGACATCTTCAAAAATTGTTGAAAATGATAGTACCATCTCTCTTGCAACTCATGCAACAGTAGTAATGGAAACCGAAAAGGTATCTATGGCAAGCAATGTCATTGAATTTCCTAAGAACGCATCCGAATCTTATGTTCCTGCGAAAGTCGATGGTTATGTAAAGTTCGGGCATTATGCCGATGTCAAAACCATTAAGAAATCTGCAAATTTTTATCCTGTCTTTATTACTGGTTTGTCTGGAAACGGAAAAACCATGATGATTGAGCAGATTCATGCAGAACTGAAGAAAGAACTTTTCAGAGTGAACATCACTATCGAAACTGATGAAGATGATTTGATTGGTCACTATGCATTAATTGATGGTAGGACTGTTTGGCAGGACGGCCCAGTTACTATGGCGATGGAACGTGGTGCAACACTTCTTCTTGATGAAGTTGACCTTGCATCAAACAAAATTATGTGTCTCCAACCTGTTCTGGAAGGAAATCCACTTCTGATTAAAAAAGAAGGAAGGATTGTCCGTCCTAAAGATGGTTTCACAGTCATGGCGACTGCAAACACTAAGGGTAAAGGTTCTGAAGATGGTCGCTTTATCGGAACTAACATTCTGAACGAAGCATTCCTTGAAAGATTTCCTATCACAATGGAACAAGAGTATCCTTCCATGTCAGTTGAGAAGAAAATCGTTGTGAAGTTGATGGAAAAACTTGGATGTGTCGATGAAGAGTATGCTGGGAAACTGGTTGACTGGGCAGATTTGATTCGCAAAACCTTTTATGATGGTGGAGTTGATGAAATTATTGCAACTCGCCGTCTGGTTCACATCATTCATGCTTTCGCAATCTTCAAAGATAGAATGAAAGCAATCGCAATGTGTGTTGCAAGGTTTGATGACCAAACCAAAGATACTTTCATGGACTTGTACTCCAAGTTGGATGATAAAGTTTCGTTACCTTCTGAAGAAAATGAAACTTCTGAGACTTCTGAAGAGACTGTAGATGAAGAAACAAATCAACCTTTTTAAAAGGTTATAGATAATATAGGGTGTTGCTTGGAGGGGCGACATCCTATTGCTATATCTAGTGAATAATAATGGAGAATAATGGAAGTTAAAATTGGTATTGAAGAACTGAGAGAAAAAAAGATAATGGTATGCACTCCGATGTATGGTGGAATGTGTAGCGGATTATACTCAAAGGCTTGTGCAGATCTTTCTACACTTGCAACAAAGTATAATATGGATTTGAAATATTTCTATTTGTTCAATGAGTCTTTAATTCCCCGAGCAAGAAATTATCTGGTTGATGAATTCATAAGAGATACAAATTATACTCATCTTATGTTCATTGATGCAGACATTCATTTTGACCCGAATGATGTTCTAACTTTGGCCGCATTGGACAAAGATGTCATTGGTGGGCCATATCCAAAGAAATGTATTGCTTGGGAAAAAGTTAGAAATGCAGTTGATATGGGACTTGCAGATGAAGACCCAAATGAACTTGAAAAATATACAGGAGATTATGTATTCAATCCTGTAGAAAATACTCATAAAATTAGTGTAACTGAGCCAGTTGATGTTCTTGAAATAGGAACTGGTTTCATATTGATTAAACGAAAAGTGTTTAATGATTTCAAGGAAGCATATCCACAATTTAGTTATACTCCTGACCACAATCGGTCAGAAAATTTTAAAGGTGATAGAGATATCCATGCTTACTTTGATACTGTAATTGATTCTAAAGCATATTTGGGAGACATTGCAGGGGGAAGTAATCGTTATCTTTCAGAAGATTATTTCTTCTGTCAGTTTGTTCGGAGAATTGGATATCAAATTTGGTTATGCCCGTGGATGAAAATTAGTCATATGGGCTCTTATGTTTTTAGTGGTTCAATGCAAAGTTTAGCAAATCTAGACTATGCCGGACATGGTGTAGACAATGAAACAAGGGTGAAGAATTTTGAAAAACGCAGAAGAAAAATTAAACAAGACAATAAGAAAAAACGAAAAAAGAATTGATTATGTTTTTGATGAAGATGTTTATTTGAAGGAAATTTGGGATGCAATAGATTCCACTTATAATTCTCATTACGCTCAAAACAAAATACAATCAACGGAGTTTATAGCCGATGCAGGACATGGTGAAGGTTTCTGTATAGGAAATATTATTAAGTACGCTCAAAGGTATGGGAAGAAGGGTGGATTTAATAGAAACGACTTGACAAAAGTCGTTCATTATGTTATTATTATGTTATACCTACATGATAATTTTTATAACCGTGAATCTCAAGGAGAACACAATGAAGTTAAGTGATAGCACAACATCGTTCTTAAAGAACTATGCAAACATCAATCAAAGTTTAGAATTTCGTGAAGGAAACATTCTTAGGACTGTTTCTCCATTGAATACTATTCTAGCCTCAGTAGAAATTAGTGAGGACTTGCCAAAGACATTTCCGATATATGAATTAAATCGGTTTCTTGGTACGTTGTCATTGTTTAATGATCCAGAGTTGGATTTTACTGATAATGGTGTAACGATATCTGACTCTAATCATGAAGCAACATATCGTTATTGTGGAAGCAGTTCCATGTTTCAAACACCGCCTGAAAAAGATATATCTTTTCCAGATCCAGAAGTTGAATTTCAACTGACACTAGATGTCTTCAAAAAGACCATTAACGCAGCAAATACTTTGGGACTTCCTGAAGTGGTTGTTGAAGGTGATGGAACTGAAATAAGACTGTTAGTGTCCGATACAGGTAATGTATCATCGGATAGTTTTTCAACTGCTGTCGGCCCTACGGATAAGACATTCCGTATGATATTCAAGACTGAAAATTTGAATAAATTAATGGAAGGTACTTATGATGTTGCATTGTCCTCTAAACGAATCTCTCATTTTAAGAGAACATCAGATTCGTTACAGTATTGGATTGCACTCGAGCAGAACTCTACTTTTGAAGGATAAACATTATTATAATATGAAAGGTTTTTTGATATGGATAAATTTTTGTGGGTGGAAAAACATCGCCCAAAAACCATTGAACAATGTATCTTATCTGATACTATTAAGGGAACTCTTGAAGATCTAGTCAGAGACAATAAAGTTCCTAATCTGATGTTCACAGGGCCTGCCGGAGTTGGTAAAACAACTGTTGCGAGGGCAATCTGTGACATGACAAATACTGATTACATAATCATCAATGGTTCTGATGAGGGTAGAATGATTGACACTCTCAGAACTAAAATGACTCAATTTTGCTCCACTATATCTTTATCTGGTGGTGGTCGCAAAGTTGTAATCATTGATGAAGCAGATTACATGAATCCAGATTCGGTGCAACCAGCAATGAGGGGGTTCATCGAAAAGTTTGCGGAGAACTGTTCTTTCATCTTTACTTGTAATTTCAAAAACAGAATCATTGAGCCAATTCATTCTCGTTGTGCAGTAATTGATTTTGCATTAAAGAAGGATGAAAAACCAGTAATTGCATCACAGTTTTTGATACGTTGTGGTGTAATTCTTACTGAAGAAGGCATTGAACATGATAAAAGAGTTGTAATAGAACTCATTAATAAACACTTTCCAGATTTTAGGAGAGTAATAAATGAGT